TTTATAATTTGTGTTGCATTTTACACTGATATGCAACACGATATGCAACACGAAAATGATACAATATTCATGCCGGCAACTGCGGTCTACCGGCACTCAAATACGCTGCCTGTAAAAAGGCATGCATCATTTCGGTTGTCAAGACCATCCCTCTTGGCAGCCGGAACTTGAACGTATTACCTGGTATCTCTAAAAACTCCTGATAAAGCAGAAATGTATCGTAAGATTCGTATATTTGATATTCCATATCCATTCCCTCCGTTGATTGCATTATATCATAAAAATATTTTAAAAACTTTTCATTTTCCTATTGACTTTACGCCTTATAAGGCATATAATAAGACCATAAGATAAAGCAAAGGAGATAACGAAAATGAAAAAATACAACTTATCCAAAATCATGAAAAGAGCATGGGAACTGGTTAAAAAAGCAGGATTCGGAATCTCCGAAGCGTTGAAGAAAGCGTGGAATGAAGCAAAGAAAGGTGGAACAAAAATGACAGGAACAGAGAAACAGATCGACTTCGCAAACGATCTGATCAAAAAAATGAACGAGCAGTTTGATGTTCTGATCGCAGAGTGCAAGGCAAAATATCCGGAAAGCGTGAGCATGTGGGAATCTCGCAAGGAAGAATACAACAGAATCCTTTCCGAATCTGATGCCGGACTCGTAATTGATCTGCTGAAGTGGAACAATGAAACAGCTTACATGAAATACTACCAGAGACTTATGTTTGATCTTAAACACGAACGCAATACAATGTGCAGAAGAATTTTAAGTGAAGTTTACGGAAAATAATTACAAGAAAGACATTGTAGCAAGACGCAAGTGATGTATATGCTGACCTATCGGCTACGGGGGGAATGGAGAAAATCATGGCAGAATTAAAAGAACTCAGAAAATTTATGAATATGACGCAAAAAGAATTGGCAGAAAAATCTGGAATCAACCTACGGCAGATACAAAAGTACGAGTATGGAGAGTACGATACAAGCAAAATGATGCTTAGAAATGCAATCGCACTGGCAGATGCACTGGAATGCGATGTTAGGGAATTGTCGGAGTTGAACTTGAATATTTTTACAAACGAAGCGAAGAAAGCCATAAAAGATGGAGAAATGGACTTACATGATCTTTTAAGGATGGACAAATACCAGAAAATCAAAAAGCTAAGCAAGATCGGAGAATTTGAAAGTACTTTTTATGAAAGCTATAAATGGATCCCGGAAACACTGTTTGACAAATTAACACCAGATGAGCTTGCGAAGCTTGTTGATAGCTTTTATGACTGCTATAGCCTTGGAAAAAATGCAAGATAAAAGGATAAGCTTAATGCTTATCCCTATCTTTTGGCTTTAAATATACTGTTAATATTTCAATCCGCGTCCGCCGGAATTGCTGGCAGAACCGCACACCAAAGCATCCATTAGGTGCGACAGCTTTAATATCTCGTATTAAAGCTACTTCTAATATTTCAATCCGCGAAACTGTGATTTGCCCAGTTTCCACAATACAGAGCATCATCTGTATTGGACATCTTTACAATACCACATTTTCCCGGATATGTAAATACATCCAGAGAATTTATCTAACAATTGTAAAGCTTTCCCCTCAGAGAGCTAATCTCCGAGGGGATTTTTATTAAATAGATTTTACGGGTTCACGATACAATGGGTTCATCAGTCTCACATGCCATGGTGCTGGCTTGCTCCAACTGTAGCATGGCATATCATGCCCAAAGTTATCCTTATAGACCTGCTGAATGATTTTTAACTCGTCTGGATGTTCTAAAGCTGTCACAACTCCATCATGCATCCAATAAACACATCCTTTTCCTTTCACCGTAAACATACACTGCATAGTCTCTTCTCCTTCCTGATCTTCTGTTGCGACTTGATTTCCATTCATCAGTTCGCTGATACGTTTAATAAAATACGTTTTTGTCGCTGTCGCACCACCGTGAATCTCCACTGATCTGTGCGGACAAGCAGTGGCAAACACCTCCTGATGTAACATAATCGTGCTTGCACTTGGTGTAATTCCGTACTGCTTACATTTCTGCGCTGCTAACTGCAATGCTTTTTCTTCGTTCGCCTTAAAGGTATCCAAGTCCCCCATGCTCTGGCAGACCTCTATACTCAAGAAATTGAGATTTCCGTTCAAGTATCCGCAGTGCCAAGCGCAATTTTCGTCATCTTCCGCCTGTAAGATTCCATCGCTGCACACATAATAATGGGCAAATCCGTTTTCCAAGTTTGCATTTTGTAAATAATTCCGATAATACGCTGCAGTTGAATTCTGGCTGTCTGCACCATTGTGAATAAAAATACCGACAGGATTCTTCCCTCTCCTACCGGCAATTCCTTTACAAATGCTCATTACTCTTGTTCCTCCTGCTCTTCTGTTTCAAACGCTTTTTCCAGTTCTTCTGCTGTTGTTCTGCCAAATTCGTTCTGTTCGCTCATGATCTCACCTCCTTGCGCAATAAAAGAGAGCCTGTTTCCAAGCTCTCCGAATCTATTTATATGTAAGCGCCCTCTCTGAATCCCCTGTTCCCGGTGTCGTTGGGTCTACTACTACACCAAGGATCGCCAGCACTGCAAAGAGCGCATTGATTACGGCTAAGAGCTTATCTCCCAAATCTCCAAGGTCGATGGTAAGACCAAACACTGCCGCAATCGCCTGTATCAACAGCAATAGTGCTGGGATCAGTGCTACCCAGAAAGCCTTGTTTTTAATTCTTACAATCCAGTTAATCTTCTTCATTTTTCATTCTCCTTTTACAAATACATTGCTACTACTCCACCAATCACGGCTCCGATCAGTGCGGTTACAACTCCATCCCATCGTCTGGCCGGAGTCTGCTCAAGATGTGTCACTTTTGCGGTCAGCTGCACAAGGGTCTGGTTCATAAATCCCACCTCTTTGGTCAGTCCTACCATCTCCTGTGCCAGCTGGTGTACTACATTTACAATGTCTTCAGCTTCTTTCATTCGATGCTTTAATGAGCCGATTTCTTTTCCGTGCTCTGCAAGTTTCACTTCTACTTCATTTTCTGTCATGTCTTTCCTCCGATTTTTAAAGTATAAAAATAAGACCATTACGGTCTTGCTCTTATCTCCATATTCGCTCCTTAAATTGCGGATATCCAAGATGTGCAGATTGTTCTCTCTGCATAGGTCGCATTTTCTACATCCAGCGATATTTTCGGGCCGATACGGTACCTCCCATTTCCAACGATCGTGCCAGCCACTACTTCCGGGCACGCACAGAATACATGGTACTTCGGGCGGAACTCTTCCGGGATGGCCGCCTCGTCAAAATCATTGAAAGACCCGCTGTTCGGAAACTGTGCCAACATCTCAATTTTGCAGTGTACGATATTACTGACCTTATACAGCCATATTTGTGTGTGGTTGCTGCTGTTTACATTGGAGTATGGTCCTCTAACCTGTCCGGAATCATATTCCTTGATATTTAACACTTTTTTTAGACTTTCCACGATCGGAATTTCGCTTTCTCCTGTTGGAGCGATCACAACATCCTTGTCTCGGAAAATAAGATCAGACCCTAAATTCATGTCTGGCTGCCTATAAGATAAGCCACCATTGGTCACAGTCAGTCTCTGCAAATTCGTTCCGCTGTCTTTACCTTCCAGCCAGAGGATTCCCGTGGCGAGTCTGGCCAACCATCCGGTGTCATTCTTGACTTCTAGGTATCCTTTCTCCACATCAAAAATAAGAGGATTCTCCTCGCTGTTGTTTTTGATGATACCTGCAATAATCGTCCCCAGATTGGCAGACAGGGCATCCAATGACTTCACATCCAGATTTTCCACTGACAGGTAGTATAACACCCAGTTTTTCCCGTCCCACTTTTTAATCGGCTGTCCGTCCGAAATCTGCCAGAGCTGCCCTACTTTTGGATTTTCTGGTGCTGTCGGAGATATGATAATTCCACTATCTCCTGTCTCACCGTTATCGCCACGCACACCGATAATCACAGGTGTGGTCTTGGTTTCCGTGCCGTTGGTGTACTGGATAAGGTCGTAGCTCCATAGGTTTTTCTTGGTTTCGGTCATGTCTTGCTTCGAGGTAGTCCATCCCAGAGAGGATGCCGTGATTCCTGTGCTTTTTTCGGATGCCAAATAATACTTGGTCACACTCTCGATTCCTACACCGTCCTTTCCGTCATCCCCGTTTTTCCCCGGTTCTCCCGGCGCTCCATCGTCCACTTTGGTGATTGTCACCTCATAATATCCACGCCGGATTCCATTTTCGGTTACGACGAAAGAGTACACCGCCTTGGTGTCTACATCCTCGGCATTTGCAGTCACGCTGCGCCCTGCGTAAAACTCCTGTCCATCTTTGCTCCAACGGAACTGCAGGTTACTTGACACGTCTGTGCCGTTGTTGTAGGCGTAAGCAGTAAGAGTAGTGCTGCCAATACCGTTTTTGAAGATGGTCCCGTTATTTGTAGAGATGGAACAGGTGTAGACTTTATTTTTTGAGATCAAGTCCTCCATTCTCTTGATGAGATCGTCGGATATTTCCGATGTCAGCTCCTTGTAGTTGCTAAATACCGTCTTGGCAGTCTTTGGATCTGTCAGACTGCGTACCTGCTCCGACACCCTCGCCTGCAGATAAAGGACTGGTGTCCACTCCTGATCTTGCATTCTCACCGTGTCCCCGATATTGGTATCAAAGTATCCATCCACCTCGTAGGCCACTACTGGTTCGGATGCTGTTTTAAGATCAGACAGAGCCATGCTATAGAGCTTGTCCTTGCTGTCTGTATCGTACTCTTTTCGCATCAGGATATAAGCATCAGCCTTATTTACGATATTGGACGGAAACCGGTCTCTTGCCTGTGGTGCGCGGATGAGTGCACCGTCTGTAAAGTACTCGATATTGCCGTTTTCATCGTATTCTTTCTTGTCAAGACCATTGATTGTCAGACCGTCCTTTCCGGTCGGCTGGATGCAGGTGTAAAGCTTCTCGGCATCTGCGGTTTTTCGAATTCCGGTAATTCCTTTCCCGTACCGCAGTACAATGTCATTCCGGTATTCTCCGACTCCGCTGTCTGTATCGGAGTGTTTCCGATATACATTTAGGACAATCTCTTTTAAAGAGTAGTCTCTGTTCAGTACTGTCTCAAATTCGATCTCCGCAGAAAAGACATTAGCCAGGGAGAATAATCTCTTTAATACGGACGTTGTACCGGTCCATTCGTTGGTAATCCGTTTGTCCGACACCTCATTGAGTCCCAATTTTAGTGTTCTCTCAGCATCAAAAATAGCGAGGTACTCTTCAAAGCTCATTGCTTTTCCGGCTTTGTATTCGCCGGCATCCTCGTTTATAAGCTCAAATGACAGAGACCATGCCGTAGCGGTAATTATCTTCTCCGTCTGATCGGTATTTACAATATTTAAGTAGTAAGATTTACCCTTGTGTGTAAAGGCTACCTTGTTTCCGACTGTAACATGTTCTGCGTCTGGATGTTTTGCGTTTACCGTAAAAGTATAGGTATTCGCTGCTCCCTGTAAGTATTCGTGTAGCTCATCATTCCAGTAGTGCATGGACTTTTTATGCCCGTTGTCCATAAACGCTACTGGCGTGTTATTTGCACTTAAAATCGCAATTCTAATGCTGTCCATTACAAGTATACCTCCCTTATTTTTGCTTTAATCTGCGGCGGCGGAGAGGAGAAAGAAGAGTAGCAGAACTGAACTTCCGTTGTCCCCGGTGGAACTTTTGGATAATTGGATCCATTAATCTCATCTCCTTTTGCCGGCATCCCATTAACGTAGACCTTCGTACTCTCCCCGTCTATAGACACCACATCTCCGGCACGGTACCGGTTTGGCACATCTCGGTATTTTTCCACGTTATCCTTGCGGAACCAGATACTTTTTAAATAATTGTGCGTGACGTACTGGTTCGTGAGGTTTCTGTCTCCCCACTGTCCAATCCAGACCTGTATCTTCTCGCATTCCATATCTTTGATCTCCGGTATATTTCGCTCCATGTAGGTCCCATACCAAAAAATCCGCAGCTTTTCGCCCTCTTTTAGAAAGTCGTTGTGGCATCCCATTTTAAGATTAAACGGATTGCCCTCGTAGGCTGTCGGCTGGAACTCTTCTCGTCTGATTAAAGTGTTTCCTGGAGCAAACCACTCGACACGAGCCGTGTTTCCGACAGAATCACTCTTGTTAATAGACATAGAGCAGATCACTTCATTTTTCCCTGTAAGAAACGCAATAGTCTGTGCTCCCGTCTGTCCCATCAATCCAGTCTCGAACCAGTGCTGCGTGTAACAGTAAAAGTTCTTTGCCCCACGTCTGCCCTCGCTGTCAACCGGGATAGTAAGTGTTCTCATTCCGCCGTTCCAGTACCCGGATGTTGCCTGTCCACCTTTTAATGCCATCACGTTGTATCCGGCAACATTCCTTACTTCAAGCGTCCCCTGTGTGGTATTCTCTGGATTTTGATAAGAGGTACCATGATCATCTTGAAACAAGCCGTAACCGTTAAACAGTTCTTCTGACGCTTCGTAATTCTCTCCGTCCGCCTCTTCTTGCTTGCCGAGCTGGATCACTCCATACTGGCTCACAAGTCCGATAAAGCCGTTTTCATGCTTGTGCGTGATCTCATAATCCACGTCTGCCCATTCGGTGCCGTTGTTTTGGATGGTGATGGTCTGGTATCCGTCTTGCTGTACACCGTCAAAATCAAATTCGCCGACAGAGTACGCTACCCCGTCCGGGATAAGCCATGTGATTGTGCCTTTTCCAAACATTGCAACCTGTGTTATATCAAAATTGCCGTCAGGGACAGCATAAAAATAGCGATCCGGATAATTCCCAAACACAAGCCTTTTCGGCTCTGTGACGTTTAGGATTTTCTGAATCGCGTCATAGCTTGCTAAGATGTCTCCTTTAATTTCAAATGGCATTTCAAGCGTCTTTGATTTATATGTTGTATAGCCAAAATCCTCTCCTTTTGCACTTTCTGCTCCGTCAAGGAGTCCCGACTCTCTATTTGCTCCACTAAACGGAGAGAACCCGGACAATACACTTAAGTATCGCCCGAGTTCCTGATCGTCAAATTTTACTGATAGGCTCAATTTCTATCCCCTCCTAACATCTTCCGAAAACTTGAATTCTTTTCTATTTGTTTTTCCATTGGTGTTGCAAGTACTCTGGATGTCTCCACGGAATCGATTTTATTGATAATTTCAAGCGGTCGGTTTGCGAGTCTGGATAATTGATCTACCGCGTAGATCAGATCGCTATTATCTGTCGTTCTGACCGCTGATCTGGAAGCGACATATCCACTTGCTGTCGGGCTTGCAGACGTTGTAACACCAAGAGCAGCTCCCTGCATCCGGGACACCATCTTGTTTGCCTGTTTTTCCATGTCTTTGTATGGGATATTATCCTCGAATCCAACCCCTATACCGAGAGCCATGTTTTTCCCGACCTGATCCCTAAATACACGGGATGGGGAATGGATCCCAAGTTTGCTTTTAACCCAATTCAAGGCATCTGTAGCAGCGCTCACAGCGGCATCTACTAGCTGTCCGGCTGCAGAAGCGACACCGGATGCAATTCCCTTTATGATGTTAACTCCAACGCTAAGCCAATCGACACTCAAAAATGCGTTTTTGATAGCGGAAATGATTTGCGGTATTTTGCCTACAAGGTTTGGTATTGCTCTAATCAAACCAGAAGCTAACTCTCCGATAATTTTAATCCCAGTGGATAAAATCTGCGGAAGATTACTTGCGACGCTGGCTACAAACCGCGCTATCGCCTGAGCTGCAGCGGATACGATAGCCGGCAAATTGTTTATAATTCCATCCACAAGGCGTAAAACCATCTGGACGCCTGATTGCAATACAGATGGAAGAGACGACAGAAGTCCATTCACAAAGTTCGTGATAACCGCCGCTCCTTGCGTGATTAACTGCGGTAGATTTTGCAAAATACCAAGAACGAGCTGAGTTACGATTTCAAACCCTTTGGTAATCAGTGCTGGAACTCCGGTTGCGATTCCGAGTAAGAACTGATTAAGCAGCTCCATTCCTGTAGAGATAAGCAACGGAGCATTTTCCATCATTCCGGTAAATAGTCCATTTACAATGTTTCCGGCAGCCTGAATCATACCGGCAACGCCATTTTCCTCAAATCCTTGCGTAAGCTGCTCGATTGCGCTGATCGCCGCAGGTAATAACGATTCCGTCAGTCCATCAGATATAGGTTTAACAACTTCGCCTAAGAGCTGTTGTGCATTGTCTTTCAGGGTTGAGATGAGTCCGCTAAACGTCTGACTCTGCTTCTCCATGCTTTGGAAATACTTACCGCCCTCAGATGTTGCTCTCTGCATGGAAGTGGTAATCTCATCCACAGAGATTGTCCCTTTGCTGATCCTGTCATACAAGGACGCCATTGATTCCCCTGTACTCTCGGAAATCTCCTGCAGTGGATTAAATCCGGCTTCGATCATCTGCTTGACATCTTCCAGGGACACTTTTCCAGCAGAAGACATCTGTCCGTAAGCAGTGGCAATTCTGGACATCTTTTCCGCTGAGCCCTGTGAAATATCACCGAGCATCATCATTTTGTCCATAGCTTCATCTGCGCTAAAGCCATAGTTCATTAATAGCTGTGTAGTATCTGCCAAGTCCGGAAGTTCAAACGGTGTTTCTGCTCCTACTTTCTTTAATTTGTCGATTACTTCCGCAGCTTTTTCCGCGGATCCAGTCATAACCTCAAATGATGTCTGGTAAGACTCTATGGATGCATTGTATTTTACTCCGGCTACAACACCAGCTCCAAGCGCAGCCGTCACAGCGCCAACCGCAGCAACTGCCACTCCTGCACCTTTCTTGGCTATTCCACCAAGTTTAGAAATTCCGGAATTAAATCCAGATTCATTTATTTCCGTATCAAATTTTAATGAGCCATCATAACCCATACTATCCCTCCTATTCTTGGATAGCACAGGCTCATAGGCTCACTTAAGTGCTTTATTTCTTAATTTCTATTTCTTTCTTACAAGTCCGACATTTTACGTAGATACCGTGGCTTTTGGCTGTATTGTCTGCAATAGCAAGTTTGCAGCCGCACACAGGGCATCTAATCCAATCTCGGACTAATATTGGTTCTTTTTTCATGATCCACCTACATAAAAGCGTCACCGATTTCAAAATCAGTCAATTCTTCCTGTTTTAACTCGATCAGTTTTTTAATTTTCTGGATTCTCTTTTTCTCTTCCGGATCTTTAACTTCGCTCAGATCAATCCCTCTGTACATAATTCTTTTCTTGATCTCATTGTCCTCTGATAATCCATCAAAAAGCATCCGGAATTTCCACCAATGCAGATATTTAATATCAATCAAGTCAATACCGTAATCACGCAAAAATGCTGATAATATATAGGGATAATCGACGGAAAAGGAAAAAAGATTCTTCTTCCTCACTGTTCCGGTTTGACTGGCTTCTCCGTCTGAAAAATCAGCACTCATAAAGTCGCATAATGCGTCAATTGCAGGATACGATATTTCGACATCGTCGAGAAAATACTCACTCAAAATCAACCGCTTATCCACAGACTTAACATCTTTATCTTTTAGCATATCCAGAAGAGAGATATAGTCCCGAAAATCGGTTCTGATTCTCACAAGCCTTCCGCTTACCATTACCGATGTCGGGAGGGCTTCATAGAAGAGGTTCATCGGTTCTTCCTTGCCCCTCTCCTTGCCTTCCTGTTTGGTGCATACTTGTTAACCATGCTGTTATATCTGGACTGCTCGCTGTTCCGGAGATCAAACAAAGAATTGGCTGCTTTAACTCTCATGTCCATGCTGTTCTTGCCGAGAAACATTTTCCTGCTCGTTCCGTCTCCGAATAATCGGTCATAGAAATCATCAAAAACCTTGCATTGCGCCCTCGTAATCTCGGACACTTTTCCAACTTTCGGTACTTTTTCGGATTCTACAACCATTTTCTCATAGCAGTCCTCAAATTTTCCCATAAAATCTGCGTCTGTAAAATCGATGTCTGTTTCAAAATTATTAAATTTCCACTGGCTCATCGGCTCACTCTCCTATTCTTTCTCGTATTTTTTACCGCCTTAAAATCGGCGGCAGCTACTCCCCCATGTAATCTCCCTTGGCGTAAGTAACTGTCTTGGATGTAATATCCACCTCTGTAACATATCCTTCCTCAACATCGGATACAGCTTTCAGCGATCCATTGTAAACCAATGCGTCTGTTCCATCTCCGTCCGAATCCGGGATAACTGCGTAAGTTCTCTTTGTTGCGTAACACTTGTCACCTTTCGTGTTCTTTTTGTAAAAATCCACCGTGACCACTTCCACATGTGCATCATCCGCAACTTTCTCACCGTCATGGATTTTTGCAATTCGCTCATGTACAGGATTCCCTGCATACATATCAAAAGAGTACTCTGTAGCCGGAGCATATCCAACTACATCTGATCTCTCGGTGCTTTCATCCACGTACTGTCTGGAGTACTCTTTCGGGTTTTTCCCGTTTGTCATTGCGGTAAAATTTGTCATTCTTTCGTATTTCGGCGAACTACCCGTTGCATCCGTGTTCATGAATGCCACACGCAAATGTCTGCCGACTAATTTTGGTGCTGCTGCTACTGCCATACTTATACCTCCTGTGTATAAATTAAGCGGCACTCAATACGATACTTAGCTTTTTCCTCGTTGATATCGTACAAGTAACCACTGTTTAAAGTTTCGATTGATATTGGGTTCTTCTTTTCTTCGAGTTTTGGGAGGTTGTCATTGAAACTCTGCTGTTCCAACCACTCTTCGAAGCTCTGGAAAAATCCACTGTTTTCGATATTGATTCTTGCGTCCTGATCGTATTCCTCTTGACTCGTAAACGCAAACTGGAACTGCTTCTTTGCCCCACCATCCATGTATCTCTGCATGATCGGGTCGCAAGGGAGAGGGTCAACAGAGTACTCCATATCCGTTCCAATGTAGTCCACGTTCACACGTCCATCGCTTAAAAACGGACATGTGAGAATGTATGATCTGACGCTGTCAATGAGATTTGACATACTTAGCCGCTCCTTTCAGGATAGAGTCTTTGTGGCGGTTTTTCATGCGCTCAAACCATCGTGATTTTTCCTTGTGCTCGTAATACTGTCTACGTGCATAAGGTGCAATCTGGTTGATCTCACCACTTCCAATTACGGTGCCAAGGGTTGCTGACTTAACAAGTACTCCTGTCCGTCTTGGAGTCTCCGGGTTCATGCGCCGGATGCATTCAGAGTCCACGAAAGACTGTGCGTTTGCAAAACCGGATTCCATACTTGGCTTAAAGCTGGGATTCCAGTCAAGCCTTGCCGTCACTTTTCCACCTTTTGTTGCTTGCGTATAAATTACACCTCTCGGTGTCTCAATCTTAAATTTCTTCTTTCCTTTTGCCACTACACTCCCACCACCTTAATATGCGGATTACCGCCAAAAGTATTGTAGTTTACAGACGTGACTCTGGTCTTATCCAATCCGTCCAAGTCCTTAATCGTCTGCATGTCAACCTTACAATCGCCTTTTACAAGGTAATCGTCTTTCTTGATTTTCACGCTCGTATCCGGGATTCTGACAGTGTAAGTGTCCGCTTGCTTTAACCCATCTGTCGTGATCTGCGACTTTTCATTTTTGTACCACCACACTTCCGGGATATATTCCCGTTCCCATTGATCCAGTCTTGTTTCCGGATCATACTGTCTGTGGTATATCGTAGCATCTGTATTGGTCAGCATTCTTCCACCCCCGCATAGAGCAGACCTGTCGGTTCCAAGTATAGTTCCGCCGCCTGACACGCTTTCCGACATGACAATTCTTCTGATGTCTCATCAGCTGATTTTTCTTGTACATAGCTTACGGAATATCCATCAGTACTCTCCGATGCGATCTGTCTGCCACTGTTATTTTCTCGGCTTTTTTCATCCGAAATCAGTACATCACAAACTGCACATACAGCAAGTTTCACCTCTTCCATTTCCGTGCAGTTGTCCGCACGCCCAAAGGTAATCCTCCGAACGTGGGCACTTGCTTTCACGATCTGCCTTTGAAATTCTTCTTCTGTGGCTTTTCCCTTATACTCCGTCATATAGAAGTTATAGTCCGCATACAAATTCATTCAGATCAACTCCTACTCCGCAGCAGTATGTACATAGATAGCCACTTTCTTGTTGTCTTTCGCCTCTGCGATACCTACGGTACGATATCCGAACTTCCAAGCATCTGCATCCTGGTTCTGATCCGGTGTGATGATCTTAGATACAGTGTGCTTCTGATTCTGGATTACTGCATTCTTGTCAACAATCAAGAAATCAATCTTCTTACCGCCTGTTGTTGTAAAGCCGCCGGCTCCAGATGCTGTCAACGTGACTTTGTCGAAAAATCTTCCCTCGGGAACTTCAATCACTCCAGCCCAGCCTTCCAGAACTTTCTTGGATGCCGTTGTATCAAGGTCCTCAATATCCCCTTTGAGTGCGGCAGAGATATACAGATAACAGGTTTCCGGCTTTGCCTCCGCATTTTTAATAGCAGTCTTGCCTTTTCTAATTGCTGCAATTCCGGCTTTCGCATCTGCAATCGCTGCTGCCACTTTATTAGTAGATGGTGCGTATCCTGCATAAGATGCAAGTCTCCAAGCGTCAAGCTCCGGAACAACCTGTGTTCTCAAAAATTCTCCAGAAAGACGTCCGAAGGCAACACCTGCAGACTCGATATTGTCCATAGCGTCCACAGTGAACATACGGCCTCGATCATAAGTACATTTCTTAGTCTCGTACTCAAGTGTCACGTCACCTGCAACATATCCTGTCTGCTTATTGTAATTTGCAAGACCGGACATCGTCATTTTCGGAATCAAAATTTCATTTGCGTTTGCACCCTCTTTTACAAGTTCGTTTGGACCGTCTAATACGGCTGTAAGGGATGCCAGTTTATAAACCTCGTCCAGCATAGTGGAATATGCTTTTCTTAATGCAATTGTATTTGCCATATCTTTTTACCTCTTTCTTTCTAAAAATTATTTTTCTGCCGGAAGTCCCATAGCCGCTCTGATTGCTGACAGATTATCTCCACCAACATCGGCACTGCCTCCTGTTGCTCCGACTGCGTTCATGAATGGCTCATCAGAGCCAAATAAATAAGCATCAGATTCTTTTACGGTTTCCAATGCTTTCTTAATGTCCTCAGACTGGTTTTTCGATTCTTTCAGGGCTTCCATATCAAGCATAGCCATGACTGCTTTTTCATTGCGTCCCCCGGCTGTCTTGATAGCTTCTTTGATCGTGTCGGAAAAGATGCGATCCGCTTCTTTTTCGGCATACTCAGCATCCTTGTCTTTCAGCTGTTGATTCAGTTTGTTGATCTCGCCCTGCATAGCTGCTGGATCAACATCTTTAAACTTTTCCAGAGATTCCGTTGCAGTCTCAAGCTGACTCTTGTAATTGTCACGCTCACCCTCTGCTTTGGTTGTCTTTGCCTTTTCAGCGGCAATGTCTTTCCCGTTCTCTGCCATGATCTTATCAATCGCGTCCTGTTCCAATCCGAGTCCTTTTAAAAATTCTGTTTTCATGTTTTGATCTCCTTTCGCGTTAGGTAGTTTTAGGCGTGTTACCAACCGCCACGAATTGACTGTTTAAGGTCTCATCTACTGACCAAAAGGCATAAAAATAACACATATCTCTATGTGCTAATGTCTTACCTATTCTGCAAACACCCAATCATCTGCAAGCATATCAGCTTGACTTGCAAGCCACCCAATCTGCACGCCAGATGTTCCGACAAATGCGATTGCCTGATTGCCTATAGCTTCATGCTCACAATTTACAACATCGTCTCCAAATGTATATGAGATTCCAGTTGCCAGTTGAATATACTGCTTCTTCCCATTCCATCCTTTACGAGCAACTTTCATTCCACGTTTCAGGTATTTAATAGCATCGGAAAACGGAAATGTCGATTCTCCTCCTAATACAGGACAGTTACTTTCATCGGCAAGCATCCATTCATCAGAAGCCACATTTTGAAGAGTGTATTCAACTCTCTGAGTTTCTCTGATGTCGAGAAGTTCTCCTTTGTCAGAGTCTTGTGGTCTGCACTGAATCATGACTGTTTCTTTTTCTTTGTCCCAGTACCAATAACCGCCCCAAGACGGAAGCTTGACTTTTCCTCCTTGTTTCATCACTTTTAATGCTTCAATAAAATTCATTCCCATGTATTTTCCTCCTAAAGTAACGCCTGTACCTGTTCTTTCAAACTCTCCGGTACATCATCGATTGTCAAGTGTCCACCTTTGATTCTGTTCGCCAAAAACTGTGCCATAACTTACACCCCCATTTTCATTGTTGCAAGAATTAACTCCTGCACCGCCTGATCTGTGACTTCCTGTGCCGCCTGTGTTGCTTTCAAGTCGTTCTGTAATTTACCGTAGGCGCTCATTCCGTCATCCACTGCTTCGTATTCTTTGATTACATTCTCTTCTGTCTCTGTGTATCCGACAAAGACAAGGTTACTAAATCCCTCTGGTTTCTCTTCCTTGAGTGGTTTGTAGCCCTCTTTCTTGATGGAGCTGATTCTTACAGTTCCGTTTTCCATGATTTTTGCGTAGTTCATGTTTAAATCTCCTTTCGGTATGTTACTTTAATGTCTGGGTCAAGCTCCCCTCCGTCTGCTGTGATGACTGTGGTAGGGTAGTAGGTTTTTAATGCTCGGATAGCGTTTTGCTCGGATTGTGGGAGGGGGACGAATTCGGGGTTCGTAGTTTCGTAAGCGATTTTTAACGGATTTTCTACGAGCCACGCCTTAAATTCATCGACTGTTGCGACGTTTTTGTTTGGTGCGCTAAAATATTTAACTCCGTCATTCCAGTTGCAACAGATTCCGTATTCTGCTTTGGTATATGATAATTGGACAGCCCTATATTTATCTATAAAAATATCCGTATTTCCGTTTCCATTCGGCACATTGTCAAATTGAATTGAAAAGTTTTGAACATCTCCATTTTTATTTGCAATACTTATTTTGTTAGATTGTCCGTCAAATCTGTCAATAACAACCCCTGCATACAACCACCCAATCTCTCCACCCTGTTCTACCAGTCTGTCCCACTTTGTGATAGGGCGGTCGGATGTGAGAGTGAGGGTTTGCTCTTTGCTCCAATTCTGCTCGGCGTTGGTAATTTTCACATCCACTTCATACTTCTGCGCTTCCTCATTCCATTTCCCAACATTTTTGATTTCCTGCGGATATTCTGGGCTTGGGGATGGTTTACCGCCTGTGTAGGGTTCGTAGGGTGTTACAGTAGTACTTTCTTCCACCTGAATATCTACAATACTCGCACCTATTTTGTGTATTTCGCCATCTGGATTTCCGGAAAAACCAATGTACAGTTTCCCATCTTCGTTTGTCGTAATTACTCTTTTCTGTCCATCGCTTACGACATACCGAATTGTAGAATTTCCGACATTCATTGTTGTAGGTACAGATTTGATTACACATTGGAAAGCGTACTTGGTGTTTGGTTTCAAGCTTAATTCTATCGCATATATTACTGATCCTGCGTTTGTTACTTCTTTATAATTTTCCTTGTTTTTCGCAAAACTGGTATCAAACAAATTCTTCCCACTCGTCTGCACCTGCTCCGTCTTCCCACCAAGCTCCAACCTCTCAAGCGGCGCATCCAAGCTGTTCGGAAGTACCAATATCCCTGTGCCCTCTAACTCTACCCTGTCATAATTCGGTGGCTGCGGAGTGGAGACTCCAAGAGGGCAGATCATATCCACTCCTATGATTCCTGTTCCATCTACCATTTTAAGCATTGTACTTCCACTCCTTTTTCACTGGTTGCTGTGGGGATGATTTGGACGAGGTTGCTCTTTCCACCGCCGTAAGAACCGTACTGCAATCGCTGTGCAGTCTGCGCCGGAATCAGTACACTTTGTTCTTTTGTCGCGTCCCTTTCCAGAGATGCGTAGATATCGCCGTCCGTGAAATTCTTGACCAGAAATTCTGATGACGCTGTCTCAAATTCAAAAATCAATGTTGCTTCCGCTGTTGGCTGTCTGATTACTTTTACTTTACTCATTTTCTACCTCCTAAATCGTTTTGGTACAGGTGCCACTCTGCCGCGCATATCGTAATAGATGCGCTCACGCTCTTGATGCAGCCCCATTTTCTTACAAAATCTGGTGTATTCTCCGAGTTGTCCTTGATACTTTGCTTTTGCAAGCATCACATCATCTGGGTCAGCACCACCCTGTTTTAATAGCACAGCTTTTTCCCTCTGTGCCCTCATTGCTGTTTCCATTTTACGCTGTTGCTGTCTGGCTTCGTATAAGGTGTATTCCTTGCCGTCAAATGTCTTAGGTATACTTTCCTTGCGGTTTTGCTCTGCAAGCCAAGAATCAGACCAATTCCGCTCTGACACGCCCTTTACAAAAGGATAATACTCATGGTAACAGTTTGCTCCAAGCAATCCAGTGACCGTTCCAAGACCACATACCGTAACAAGTTCTTTCTTACTCCACACCTTACCTTGCCAGACGGCGTGTGATGGTCTCGCTCCGGCGTGCCACGCAATCTCGAAATGTTCTGTTCCTAACTTCTCAGCGTTCATCTCTGTGATTTTCCCGGTAAGCTGTGATATTCCTGTCATGACCGCTCTTCTGGCAGCCACATCAACTCTGTTGTGCCACCCGGAAGCGTAATCAATGCTCCTGAGTCCGCTGTTTGTGAGCTGTGTAACTACCTTGCGAATCATGGTATTGTAATCAAATGCTCCGTAAACAACGCCTGTGATAGCCTTATCAAGATATCCTTGGTAGATGTCGGATAATGGAGTTATAACAAGCCTGCCGCCGTAATCCACATAAAATCCCATGGACTTTGTGACGTTCCGCAGATCATCATTGCTCTGCTGGATAAAGCCGTCTGTAAGCTGTTGCAACTCCTTATTATCCTCGTAGGGGATATATTCCGCATTGACCTGTTCGTATATGTCTTTGTTGCGGACATATTCCCAATCGATAACCTTGTCATACAGTTCAAACACTTCCGGATATGACAGGTTCAGCGTGGTTTTTACCAACTTTTCGATGTCCTCAGAAGAGTACCCGATGATCTGCAACCGGTTAATCTGCCAGTCTGCCGTGCTTGTAATTTTCCCGGCTTTTTTGATTCTGCGAACAATGTCCTCAAGAATCATATGCTCCAAGTCCAGAAAATGCTTTTCAATCTGGCCGGATAGTTGTTTCTTGTAGTCCTCTCTCAATCAGATCACCTACTCCATGACTTGATTCTGCTCTGGCAGCATCTTTTTCGCTGTGGCTTCGTCCTCGTTGTACCATTTCATGCGGTATTCCAAGTGCGACATCACGCCCATACTCACGTCCTGTCTATCCTGCTGACGCTCTGTTTCCTCATCGGTCAGAATGGAATCGTTGAATTTGCAAGAGAACTCATAGCCCGAGTTGAGCATGCTATTGTAAAATGCAAGTCCGGCAACGAAATCCTCTAAGCAATCGTATAAGTTATTCTGAATCACCGTCACTCGGTTGTACTTCCGGTTCTTTGATGCTTTAATTTCCGTGGCTGTCTTTGCCACTTCCTGTGCATCTGACAGGTCTCCATAAGCAAGCCCTACTGAAAATTCGATTTCACGCTTATACTCTTCCAATCCACGTTTAAAGGCTTCATCTCGCATTTCTGGGGAATACTCTTTCAGGAGTTCCTGATCCTTTCCAGCATCCAGATTCATTCCCCGGTACAGTTTGTTTTTAAGTTTCGGTAGTCCAAACTTGCCAGTTGCCTTGTCTTGTTTCAGAGCCCTGTTGTCAACATGTATTGCACGCTCTCCTGATTCGTATTCCCAGTCAAGCCTCGCACCCTGCGTATCTGCTTTTCGAATCAACTCAGAAGCTGACTCATATACCGATACGCCGCAAGCAGAACCATCCACCTTGTTTTTAATTGGATTACGGTAATAGCCAAAATCCATTCGATTCATTCCGGGGTATGTAATCGGGCCAGGTAGGATATTTTCCCACTCTTCCACTGCTTCTAAGCTGCACGGAAGACCGATATCATTTGCTGTCTGAGAGTGGAAGCACTTGTTTTCTATAGTCAGATTCCCGTTAATGAAATAGTGTCGTTCAAACTTTGTGAAATAATCAGCATCACCAACCTTTTTTACGGTCAGAAATGCAATATCATTCGGCTTTCCATCATCTCCAAAACTGATCGGGATAATCTTGTCAGCGGAAACGAATTCAGCAGCCGATTCTCCCAGTGGTTTCAAAACAAATGATCCGAGTGCAAGACCTTCCTGAAGATTCCCATTCAGGCTCGCGATATTCTTCTGATAAATCTTGTCCAGACGTTCATTTGTCACACTGGTTTCCATTTCCACAAGCGCGCAGTCTGCAAACTCTCGGCAAATTCCGTCTTCAATTCCAAGGGAAACAATGCTGTCAGAAATCCAGTCCGCATCACCATTTAACATCTGCCTCCATCTATTGATTGCATATATCATGTCGTTGGATAGTGCGATATCCTTGCCGATGATCTGTTTTAATGTCGTGTACCCAAACATCCTCATGATTCCTTTCCATAATCTCTTAATTCCATCAAACATCTTCCACCTCTTCGATTAGGTATTTCATATCACGTTCGATCGTGTACTCAAACGCATCCAAGCTGTCAATGTCAGTGCTGCCGTCATCCAAACGCTCGTCTTTCCCGACAGCTTCTTTGTTCCAAACTGCATCCGAAAAAGCAGTCTGTAGCGACTCACAGTCTTTTGTAATAAAAAACCGCCCAGCCCCCATAAGCTTGACGGTGCATCTGATTCTGTCATTGATCGGTCTTTTCTTCGCCGGTTTGACAGCAATCCACGGAAACTCTTTTTCCACAGCATTACGGATAGAGTTCCCGAGTACTGTCTCCGCATTGTCCCAGAATACGGATTCTACGTTGCAATACTGCACGTAATCACCTCTTTTCACGCATACCGAATATTGTTCTATTACTTCTCTGATAAATTCGCAAAACAACTCATTCAACCTATTGCTGTCGATGTCTTCTTTTTCATCTTTCGCCGTGATTCTACGTGATTTTAGCGCAATTACATCTCTGTAATTATCCGTATATCCTCTGGCAACGAATGAGTGGCCGGATTGATTACCGCCAAAATCCAAGCCGATCTCGATCGATGTGATATCCTCTTTCCGAAATTGCTTATGCTCTGATTCCTGTGAGAGAACATCCACGATTTCGCACCGGAACGCTTCTGGATTGTCTGCAAACCGCTTGTAAATCGATCCGTCAGCTCTTTTCCATAGGCCAAGAATAAGACGGTCATAGTAGATTGTCCCCTCGTACTCTTTGCAGAGATCCTCAACAAATCCAGGATTTAGAAATGGATTATCAAATATGGTGTACTTTTGGAGATAGATGTCCAACTCTACATTGTCAATGAACTCTTTCAACCAATGCGTGGGGTGTTCCGGGTTACAAGCCCCATCAAAGCAGGAATACGGTTTATCAAGACGGGACTTTAACATCTGGAAGACTTCTTTGTTCCACTTTGCAATCTCATCCCCGTAACAATACTTGATGGATGCTCCCTGTATCTTCGCAACCTGACTGACCTTTTCCGCTCCAAGACAATACACATCTTCTCCGCACACCCTTGCCACATTCCGGTTGTTAATGTTCCCGATCAGATCACTGGTATAGATCTCTCTCATTGGTTGCAGGACGTTTCGCTCTATGGATTCTTTGGAGACTCCCATGATTACATTCAAGCCGGGCTTTCCTGCTCTTTCTCTGATTCTTTTAGGCACGATATAAGCAGTATCTACAAACGACTTTCCAGAACGCACCGCACCAGACTTGATATTCCATCTATGCGTTGCGTTTATTATGTACTCATTCTGTTTTTTGCTTAGCTGCATTGTCATGCAATCCTTTCAAGATTTCATCCAGCTTTTCAATTGCTGTTCTATCCTCGTATTCTTGCTTATCTCTCCATTTATCCGGTTTCCGGTTCTTCAACCAGAAGATCTGGGCTGTAGTGTCCGGCGCTACTTGCTTTGTGACCTTTTTCGTAGTTTTCATCTCATCGAGTTCCGGTATGTATTCTCTGGTCGTTTCCGTGTACTCATATCCAAGCGCACGTTTTAGCAAAGCATTCTCGACTTGACGATCAACGACCTCTTTTCCTCTTTTTAGGGTGTCCGAAATGTCCGAATACTTGTCTTTCCAGCTATTTAATGTGCTTCTGGAAATCCCGATATTATCTGCAATCTGCTCGTCCGTCAGACCATCTCTCGCCCATCCCTCTATCTTTAGCAAGCCTTCCGGCTCTAGCCACTCTTGATATTTACCTTTCGCCATCCGACTCACCACCTTTATAGCATAATAAAAGCACCCATCTCTGGATGCTAAGAATTTAGGACTACTGCTGAAAGAATTAATAACGCCAACAAAAACCAAAATAACCAAATACACAATCAAAATTTATAAGAAAAAAGGAGGAAACTTTGCAGTAGTCCACAACGGGTATAACAGGATTCGAACCTGCGACAAATCGGTTAACAGCCGATCGCTCTACCAACTGAGCTATACACCCGTAGGATGCCTTTTATTGACATCCTTAACCCTATCCGCACTCGGGTACTGACACTAAATATAGATTGCTGAATCTATTTTTGTTTGTTTTGCAGATCTGCGGATATCTGCGTTTTGGTACCATTTGTGATGTAAAGCCGGTGTGCACTCCCACAGCAACCCCAGCTGGTAAGCCGCAAACCTTACATCACAAAGCCGTGTACAGGAGTCGAACCTACTTGTCCCAACTGACCACGGCGCAAGAAAAAAGCACCACCACATAAGTGATAGTGCCTTTTTATCTTCTTTCACTCTTTCAGTATACCAGTCAAGTCACTATATGTCAATAGATTTAGAACATTTAGAACACATTATTCCAGTGTACTTTTAACATACTGTAGCACTGATTATACGGCACTCCAACTTCTGCGGAAATTTCATATTCATCCATTCCGTTTATATATTTCAATTCCATTACCATGCGTAGAATATTGTCTGGCAACTGGTTTATGTATTTTCTTGCTTCTTTGATGAGTAACTCGTTTTCGAAGTATAGCGCGCGATATTCTGTCTCAATATCCACACTGTCATCAATATCACTCATGCTGTCATCTATCCCGCCTTTTCCCGATGGCATACCGCTCATATTGATTTCGGATGACATTGCCGCATATTTATGTGCTTTATACAATTCAGCTAGCCGTTCCATTCTGATGTTATTTTTATGTATTTGCTTTATGCGTGCTTCCGTCATCACTCATCACACTCCCTTTCGTATCTATTCCGACCTTCTTCAAAAAGTCTTCCACCGTGTGCTTCTTGTACTCTGCAACGTCCTTATTCGTCCTCTCACGGCTTTTAAAATCACAGGCAAAGGCTTTATGCCTCTTTTGCTTTAAAGCTGTCTCGCAGGGCTTTTTCGTTGCCATATCATGTGCATCTATCTTTCGGATGACTCCTGCCGTCTCCTTTCTGCGTTTCATAGTATCTCTTGTCATTCCTACATCACCTCAATTTCCTCTCCTGTCAGCTCTTCAAGCTTCTGTCGCATTTCCTCGATGGTCATTTTCTTTGTTTCGGTGCGTTCCCAAATGAGTTCAAGGTTGCTTTTAATAAACACATCTTCTATGCATCCGAGTGATTCCGGAGTAATTCTATAGACTTTAACGATGTCTCCTCCTGTATAACCTTCCCATTTCAAGTCATCAGTGTAACCGTCTATATGATTGCATCTGCCTTTTCTTACTGCCTTCCCAGCCAATACAAGATACATGTTGCCATCTCTTTGTTCAACTACCATCCCATCTTTCAGATCTGCCTTGGTAAATTCTTTCTGCATATAATCACTCCATTCCAGTATTTTATAATTGTAATTTTCTGCAATATCTAAAGATGACCATTCTCCATCACCGTAATAACACATTCCTTCGTTGTGCATATAGTAATTTGTATTTTTCAAATAGCTTTCTCCGTTACGCCACTTCATCCTATGTTTGTGCATCTGCTTGCAAAAGTCTATTGCTTCTTCCTCGGTCTTACAATGCACCGCAATCTTATTGTCTTTATTTTTAAATTCATCCCAGTTAAATTTTCTCATATTTTCTACCTCACTATCTTCCGCACGATCCAATCTAAAAAAATCACAAACAACAGTATTGGAAATCCTCCAGCCAGAAGGTAATCCGCACCTTCTAGTTTTACATCCTCTTCGATTCCTGTTTTCAAAGTAATCACTGTCCCAAGCCCCAGGATATAGTACAGGGCTAGGAATGCGATTGTGATTAAAATGTCCATGTTATTCCTCCTTGTATGGTTCTGGAAGTGGCTGCCATGCAATTACGTTGGCTAAATACATACTTTCAGATTCGCATTCATACCACTCCATTTCCTCTGAGTAATGCGCATAGCCAATCAACATTTCACAATCTTTGTTCTGCGCAATTACCTCTTTTCCTTCTGGTAACCTCTTCTTTACTGAAATCCAACCATCATCTTTCTCTTCGTCCATGTGAGAACGGATAATACCACTAATTTCGGTTGCCATGCCTGTAGCACCTAACGCATACAACACCTTATGTCCAGTTACATACTCTTTTTCAACTTTGCTTATCTCTTCCAAGATCTTCTCTAGTACGTTCATACTTTATCTCTCGCTTTCCAACGCTTCTTTCAGCACTCTTTCCACTTCTTCCGTTTCTTCTCCCCATGATTCCGCACATCTTTTTACACCTTCCGCATAAGCTGTAAGACCCATTACTAAGTGTTCTTCCGCGCTTGCATTTGTCCAAGTTCTGCATTCTCCATTTTTGCGCAATATAGTTATCATTATTTTCATCATTCCACCTCCAACAATCCTGCTTTTATAAATACACCTTCCAATAACTCGCTCATTTTATTAGTATCAATGGTAATCGGCTCGCGTGGAAACTCTTCTTGATTTCCGCAGCACGCATACAATTTCGCAATTAAAATATCATACTTTTTCATCACTCTGCCTCCAACAGTTCAAAATATTTTTCCAAATGTTCTTCTGAAATTTGGAATAATAATTTACTTTTCCATCACTTCCTCAAACAGTTTCCTCGGGAGTATCTTGTCACAATCGATACACTGTTTCCTG